CTGGATGCCAATTTCTACACGGGTAATCCCATACCTGCGGAAGCGAATGATTTCCGCTTCGGTTATTTCATCAGGCCGTGTCTCCACGCCGAGGCCGACTACGTGAACTCGAGCCAGTACATTCATAGTCTGCTCCTCCTCAATCGATCCACGAGGCCTCGATGTTCCCGCTACCATCTCAAAATATGTATTCGCTGCATAGTACAAATCACGAACAAAGACATCCGTGATACTATGGTCGTAGCAACTGAAAGTGCCGCCGAGTACTCGGAATTCGAGTTTGTCAATGGGGTGCCCGTTCTTTTCAAGAACGCTAATGCGGTCATAGACCTGCTGAACAGTATCGAAATCAACATGCCCAGCACGCCGAAAGACATCCTCATTGCTGAGGTAAGAGCGGGGCATACCAGGCTCATTGGGACAGAAGTGGCAATTGTACTTACAGCTAAACCGGTCAGGCGGGAGGGATACACTGATATTGAGAATTCCGCTTTCACTGCGAATGCTCTTTGTTATAAGAGAACGCCATAGAATATCATTGCGAGGATATTTAAGGGGTTCGGATTTGAGGAGAGTGCGATAGAGAATACCGAGTTCCCGCTTTGTAGGAACATATTTGTATTTGCGGGCTAGTAAGCGGAGTGTATTTGTGAGTGCAGGGGCATCCTTATATGCCCCCGCATCCATTTTGATAATATCTTGAATTATTTTGGCACTTATGCTGGGCTTGAAGTGTGACTCTGTCGTATTCGGTAGATCCTCGATGGACATAGCGTATTCAGTATATTAGCGAGCTTGGACTGTAGATATTCCCTAGTAAAAATATATTTCAATTTTTTTGCTTGAGAAGTGTCTAGCGGGAGATATTTACTTCTGTCTAAGACTGGCTTCAATCGCTGCCTGAAGTACAGTATCTTCATTGGCAAATGCATTTTCAATATCATTGAATTCTGCGTCTGTATCCAATGCAACTCCTGCACCTGCATTTGCAACTGCATTTGCAACTCCTGCACCTGCATTTGTAGCAACCCCTGCTCCTGCATTTGCACCTGCATTTGCTGGCACAGAATCATCGTCGGAATCACCTGTATTCTTCTTCGCTTCATCTGAGGATTTCTTTGTCCAGTTCTTCGTGTAGATACAATAGTAGCCAAATGTCAGTTCAATACAGGGGACTGAATAGTTGTAGTTAATCGAGATAGACCGCAGACCATCATTAATGAGTTTGATAAATGCCTGAATTTCAACATCGAGCTCCTCAATGATTTTCTCTGCTTCATGAACTGGTAGCAGAGAAAATGTCATTGGAACTACTCGGCCATCAGCAGTTACAGCTGTTCTATTATTCGCATTAAAGTTCTGAACACGATTGATGAGCTCGACGGCAACAAGACGGAATGCACCAAGTACTTCCTGTACTTCCGCATCACGCTTTTTCTTCCTCTCATTCTTTGCTAAGTGCATTCCCCATCGTTTATCATCATAATCACCAAGCAGAAACCCAATATTTGTTTTTGTTGAAAGATTGGTATCAATATGAGACCGATATGTGCGGGCAGAGATATCCTGTAGCTCTCCGCACATACGGTGAAACTCATAGAATTTCTGGGCAATTTTCTGATTTATATTTCTGGGCATTCGTCGAAGCTCCCATGCATTGGGGAATCCACCACATGGTACATCTGCAGGATTACGTGGCAGATTATGTCCGTTGTGTTTGAGCCACTCATAGTAATGGGGATTATGGATGACACCACTGGTTACAACTTTTCCTGATACCCAGTCCCAAGGGGTTTGACAGGTAATGCAGAACATTTGTGAGCATCCTGATACTCTCGATATAAACTCTCCACAATTGGGACACGGTTTCGCATCCTTCTTAATCAGGTCAGCGGTCTCAATGTCCTCCTTTCGACATTCATGCGGGTCATCATGTTTCTTCGTCTTGACCTTAAAGCACTTATTACAAGAGTAATATTCGCATAGTCCGCATTTCCAGGCAGTACTTAGAAATCCCTGACATCCGTCCCGAGTACAGCGTCGAATAAACTTTTTCTTCTCTTCATCTTTGGCAGTCTGCTCAACATTGCCAACTCCATTGACCCTTACAGGATATCGAATCTTCACAATATCATCATTTTTTGCCTGGATTTTTTCACGGAGTTCATTGTTTTTAGTAAGTAGAGCATCCATTCGTGCTCGAATGGTCTCGATACCATCCTTTATAGTAAGTGACTCTCCGTAGAGGGTATTGTATTCATTTAGAATACGGTCTCGCTCCATCAGAATTGGCATCATTTCATTGCGAATTTCTTTGATTCTCTCGGCATCTAAGCGTGATTGCTTCTCTTGAAGGGCTTGTTCTTGTAGCCCTGGTAGATTGGCTCGCTCCCGATTGACAAGAACTTCCTGCCTATGTTTGAAATATACGTGCTGTAGGTATGTTTTAGTACAAATCTCACGAAGAGTAGTGTCATTGTAATTTACTCGGCAGTGAAGACAATGTGCATCCTCAATTCGGTCAAGGAGATAGCGTTCAATGCATTTAGAGCAACTGTCAGCGTGGCAGTATTTACAGATGATTTTCTTTCGTAAAACCGCAGTGTAGTTCTCCATGCAAATTCCACAGCATTCGGGCTCTTGCTTCTCCTGCTTCTCTTGCTTTAAGGGCTTTGATGATTGCATCTTGGATTCTATCGACATTCTTGCGGGCTATATTATTCCTATATTATTCGTCTATCAATTTTTATCACCCTCCTCCTATCAATTACTTAGACCACACTTCATAAAAGTACTCATAGCAACAGCTCCAGGATGCCCATGGAACACCTTTTTCTCGATATATGCATTTGAATCCTTTCATTGTGAGAATGGCATCTACCGTCTGTTTATGAGTAATCTCGTAGTAATCATTCTCCATGATTACTCGCTGAATATTATTCAGCATATCAGGGTCTTCTTTAAACATGTAGTATAATCCACCCTCGCAATCTGCAACAAGTGTATCAAAATTAATATTATATTTTGTGCATAGTGCAGAATAAGAGATTGTAGGGACTTCAACGGCTCCTTCAGGAAGCTCACCCTCTAATTCTCTTGGGTTATTTGCTCCAATCATATACATTCTAGATTTCGAAAGCGGAGATGTCTCAATTGGAACCTGTGTATAAGTATTTAAATCAAGATTATAGCGTAGTCTAGTTGCAGTATCTTTATCACATTCCATAATTACATGGTTTAATGGATTATTTAGAATGGTCTGAATAATATGTGCAGTTCGGCCAATATTTCCACCAATTTCCAGGACTTTATTGTTTTCTTCTAAAAAACGCATACACATAAGCTGTTCAGGATACTCTAATTCAAAGCCACCCATCCCAAAAGATAAAAAATTCAGATTTAATCGCTTTTGAAGAGTGTTAAGTCTTACTACAGGATCCATAATATACTTTCCAATCGCATTCCACCAATTCTTTGGATTCTTTGCATCCAACAGTTGTTTATCAATTGATGGAAATTCTATTCTAACTTCTTTGGTGGAATTGTATATATATATTTATTATTGTTATTATCAACAATAAGAATATGTTTTAGAATATTGGGATAAGGATCATTGCCAATTATACCGCATCGATTATCATCGCCCGATGGAATAAAAATACCGCCATCATTCATACATTTATTCAGAATGGTCTGTGTTACATCGAGATAATGGTCATTATCATAGCCGTAATACACTTTCATTGAATGGATGAATGGAAATTATGTTTAAGCTCTTAGTAGTGGTAAGCCATAGGGGCAACCATGTAGTGTGCTGTTTTTACAGCTAGTGATGTAACCCTCTTGTCGCTGTATTGCTTACCAAGATTACCTTTTGAGATAGCCCCAAGTATCAAGGTCTTTGCCTTGGTCTTGTTCATTTGCCGACTTTCTGGGTTGTTAAAGTAAGTATCCAGATATTCCTGAGGAGTACAATTAAATGGATTATTAGTAAACGATTCATTTAAGGGTACGCTCTGAGAGATAAGAGACTGAATACATCGGACAGACGGTCGACTGCTAAAACACAAGATCAAAGCAAAGATGCATGCATTTCGAAAGCTCCCAGTAATTTCATAGAGCATATCTGGTTCATCTGCTTCAATACAGCTCCGCAATGCAACTATAGACTTTCTGAATGGAAGTAGCTTGTATTTTTGATAATATGTCGATATTGCTTGGAATTCATCGAGCCAATTGTAGGAGGTCATCCTATTTCACCTACGCAAAAAATCCACCGCTCCAACTATTTCAATTTTTTATGGGGTCAATGGGCGTAATTTTCGATCCGATAGCCAAAGTGTTGCGTTTCTCCGTACCCGAATACTGTGAGAGTGGCATCTTGGGATGTAAATACAACTGAAATGCCGTCAAAACCGCATTAATATCTTTATCTTTTTCGGTTCCTGGTTCGGAGCCAGTCAAAATATCGAATGCATTTACAAATCCGTGAAGTAAGCATATAATAGACAATAGTTCAAATTCCGCAGCTTTTGAAGTAAAACTCATAACATTGATTTCATCAGGAAGCGATTTCTGACCATTCCAGAACTGCGAGGTAGGTTTTGCCCGTGATAGAATAAATTTCATAACTATATAATATAACTAACAAAAATCAGTGTCAAAAACGCAAACGCACAACCACCAAAAAAATTGAAACATAACATTTGCTAAGAAAATGCGTGTGTGATAAACAAGCAAACGAATCCAGGTAAAAGAATGGCATCCGAACTAGTAGTCCCGACAACGGATTTCAAGCAACCAATCATTGATGCACTCGATATTATGAGAAAGCGGGATATTGCGGAGAAGGCACCATTCAAGGCTCGTGCTTATGCGAAAGTTATTGCCCAGCTCAAGAACCATGCAGAGGCAATTCATTCCTACGAGGATGTCTGCGGTATGGAGGGAATCGGCGAAGCGATTCAGAAGAAAATCAGGGAGATTATCGAAACAGGTTCACTGAAGTCTGCCGAAGTGGCAAAGACACTCTACAATATTGATGCACTAGATGCATTCCAAAATATATATGGAGTTGGCCCCGCCAAAGCAACGGAACTTGTGAAAGCGGGAATGATATCTATCGAACAGCTTCGCACGGAGACTGGCTTGAAACTCTTGAATGATAAGCAAAGAATCGGCCTGAAATACTATGAGGATTTATTGGAGCGTATTCCGAGGGAAGAAATGCTGGAGCATCAAGATATACTGGATGCACTTCTCCCCGCAGAAATGGAGGAATATGACACAGAGATTGTGGGGAGTTTCCGCCGTGAGGCACAGACATCAGGAGATATTGATGTACTTATCCGTGTTCCTCTAACCGCATCGCCAAAGACAGCGAAAGAGAATCTCAACTCATATGTGAATATGATGAGGGGATTCGGATACATTGAAGAGGTTTTAGCGCTTGGTGAGCATAAGTGTATGGCAATTTCACGAATCTATAATGGAAAGGCTCGTCGACTTGATTTGCTGATGACACCCGATGAAGAATATGCATATGCGATTCTATATTTCACGGGGTCAGACAAATTCAATGTAGCATTCAGACAATGGGCATTGGAACAGGGATACACGCTAAATGAGCATGGACTTAAGCCAATTCGTGAGGGTGTGAGGGATGTTCCCTATATGAGTTCAGAAAAGGACATCTTCAAGTTCCTTGGACTCCGATACATTGAGCCCTCAAAGCGTATAGACCACAACCAGATAATCAGTATCAAGTCCCGTCCCAGAGTTGCACAATAGAGTATCATCATCCCAGAATAATAAAATAACCATAATAGGAGGTTAATGTCCTATTATGTTTTTGATATGGATGAAACGCTTGCAGAGCTCTATTCGGTCTATTACTTTCTAGACAGTCTCAAAACAGAAAATCAGAACCTTCCAGGAGGACTCGCTGACTCTTTAGAGAAAGCATATACTATTTTTACAGACATGGTGTATCAGGCAGAAGTATCCACTCCACCACTTGGAATTCTAAGACCAGGCATTCTGGATATTATGAGTGATCTCCATCGTCTTCAAGAATCAGGTAAAGTCAAATGTGTTGTTATTTACAGTAATAATGGACATTTACCATGTTTAGAATTTATTAGGGATTTAATCCACAGACATATACGCTCAAACACATTAATCAAGGACTGTATACATAGGAATCACCCAGCAAGGCAGAATGAAATAAGAAACCGTAATACGAAAACATGGGAAGTTTTGAAGAGTATAATTGTGAATGGGCCTTGTAATGGTTCACCGAACCTCGATCCAAAAGCCGTCCATTTCTTTGATGATTTAGAACATCCTGACTTGCGGTTGATATTGGGAAATAATTATCATAAAGTACCAGCATATGAATTCAAAGCATCCTTTGAGCTACTTGAAGAAATGTACAAAATGAGCCTTTTATTAGCGGAAGTGGATACAGATTTATTGTATAATTATCTGTATCCACAACAATACAATGGACACAAAACCGCAAATAAAACCGCAAATGATATTGTGAATAGTTTTAGAGAAAATACCCATGGAACAGAAACGCAACAAAAGCAAAAAGCGCAGAATGACAGAGGTATCAAACAAATGAAAAATACAATCAATATGATACAGAATATAAATCCGAGTATGAATCCGAGTATGAAACCAAATCTGAAGGGGGGCAGGAATTCAAAGAAGAAAAAACGCTCAACTCGGAAAAAATACCAAAAAAATTTGAACCCGAAGACTGCGATGTGACTAAAAAGAGAGCAAGAGCAAGAGCAAGAGCAAGAGCAGTCCATTGATAATTTCCATGCCAATTAGCAATTCAACGAGTCTTCGTCATTACAATCGGATACGGGATATGAATGATATAAATGAAAACATCATTTTGACCATCCTTGTAATATCATATTCAATTATCATACTCTCAATTGTTCTTACTGCAATTCATCCCAGGTATAGATTCATACCGACGATAGTCGATTTGCTTCAGAAAAAGAAAGAAAAGGCCTCCCCCAATATTACAGCGATACCGATCTACACTTTGCCGGTTCACGAAGAGCTCGATCATGCGGAAAAGGGCACGTCTCCAATTCGAGTCCATCAATCGGGTACACATATGCGTGGAACCGTGTTTGGATTCCTACAGGATTTGAGGATGAAAGGGCCAATTATACTCAAAGAAAGACAGAGTATGGTATAGAGAAACATTTTAGCATCTCAATATTAGGGGGAGAATGCGACCACACCAAATATTATTGGCAATATTCGCTATTCTACTTATTTTTTTATACTTCAGCAAAAAAACCAAAGAGGGTTTTCTGAATGAATACTGTCGGACATATAAAGACTGTACATCGTGTGCATCGGCAAGCGGATGTTCCTGGTGTCCCGCTTCAAAAGTCTGCCTGGATAGTAGAACATTGAAGAGTACGGATACATCCTGTAATCAAATGAATACAATTAATTCATCGTTCTTATGTAAGGCCGAATTATCAGATGAGATTCCACCAGAAGCGGTTATAAGCGAGGATATTATGTATGATTTTACCCTATATAAAAATCAAATAACGGATAAAATTCCCCCACCAAATATCTATATGAATGGTGATTTGCAATATACAAATGAGGATGTTCTAAGCAATATAAATGAATTGCGAGACAGGATACAGAATTACCAGGAGGGTCTACCAGGAATAGTAGCATCGTCGGTCGTGAATAATATTCAGCCAATGGTAAAGGGAATTTTATCAGAAAATTATTATATTCAGGGATAAAATAAAATTTGAATCCAATTCATGCAAGGACTGATGAACCAGTTCCAAGTATTCTAAGAAGATGTCTAAGATTCTCGCACTTTCCAATCTAATCGTTGACAATGAGATCACTTCCAAGATTGACCTCATTGGCAAAGTATTTATCGGCTGTCAGCCTTTCTTCAATGTATATCGGCGGTACAACAGTGTCTATGAGATTGTACTAGAAGATGTGCATGGTGATACGCATCTACAGAAGGACTGTAGTATTCGGCAGTCTCTCAGTTCAGTGCTCTGTCTAAGTGAGCATCGTGCAGATGCAATGTATTCGGATTATGTGACATCCATTGCGCATAATGGTGGTGCACCAATGACTTTGAGCGATGCGGTGGATATTCTGGATATGTACTGGTCGAATATCCAAGTAGAGTTCAGCGCAATCTACTTGTATGTGGGTGGTCTAGATTTTCCGAGCACTCCGCAGGATGAGGTTGTGGATGTGATTGAGTGCCCTTCTGCACCATCTAAGCCACCGATGCCTGAGGATGTAAAGCCGACGCAGGAGGAGCTGGATAGCGCACGAGCGCTTCTGGCACTGAGGTATTATGAGGCGGAGCCTCAAACAAACGAGGAGGCAAAGCCTCAAACAAATGAGGAGGCAGAGCCTCAAACAAATGAGGAGTTTCCACCGCTTGTGAGGTCAGAGGTTGTGGGATCTAAGCGTCGAATTTGCCATTGTGATTACGAAGAGCAAGAGCAAGAGCAAGAGCAAGAGCACAGTTATACTAGGCTCCGCAATGGACGATGTGTGCGAAAGCGTGTATAAGTACTTTATAGAATAAATAAATATAAATAAATATAATTATAAAAGCCTATATTTTTGTATAGCTAAGGAAGATTAGTGATTGACTTTTTTGATAGAAAAGACGCTAGAGCTAGTGTCGCACAACACAATATAGCATATTCGGATTTTTAACATTGTAATCTGCATCAAAGTATCGGGCTTCATCGTATTCATAAAGTGATTTATTCTCAAATAAAGTATTCCAATCAAATACAGTAATATTTGAATTGTAGCACGCACCTCGAAATTGGGTTTCTGCATTGAACCAATAGTCGCCATCATTCGGATAGCGATAAAATCCATACATGTAAGCCAAAGAGGGAATCATGTTAAATAGGCTTCTTCGAACAATATATAGATTATTCGCACGAATAGTTAAAATATAAGACCCATTTTTAATATAGTCATTCAAGCCAGACAGGGGTGGCAAGTAGTTATCCCGATTTGGTAAATATTCAGACCAAATATTTCCCAAATTAGGAATAAAATCATCCGAAATCATAGTACTCATAAAATACCTGATAATATTGGTATTATTATCATCATGCCCCAATTGGTTCAGTTGCAGTCTAATTTTCTCAACACGCTCCAAAACCTCTTGATCTGTCCAATTAAGCCAGTGAAAATCAATGGGCTTAGCATAAATTGTATCGGTTCGTGATTTAATAATATAATCATATTTGATACCATTTACCTGTTCATAGAAGCACATATTGAGATACGCATGCTGAAGCTGTAGGTACTCAATCATTGAGCCACTTGTTCGTAAATAATTTTTCCAGTTGTCTGGAATCTGCAACTTAGAAATAAGTAGTTCCCGTTGTGCAATCCACCCAGGGTGTTTCTCGAGTCGAAACCATTCCAGGTGTTTCAGATTATCTCCAAGCTGTTCTTTGAGCCAATTATCCCAATCGGTATGGTCATCATTTTGAATACATGCAAAGATATGGACGTTTGACCCTAAAACAACATTTTGTTTCAGGTATTTTATGGTTTTTTGAATGGTACGAAGCGCTCCTGTAAATAAAACTGCAATGTACATATTTATTTATAGGGCAGATGCTTTTATATTCATTAAACCATGTTTTAAAAGTCCTTCCGTACATTATTCTAATTCTGATTCTCAAAGTTAATCTTGTACTATTTTCTTCTAGATAAAGATTTTGCCATGATCTAGCTAATAATTAGAAAGTGCCCTCACTGGTTTAATATATTAATATATGAAGACTTAAAGATGTATTGTTGTAGAACATTTAAATATGCTTACATCTTATCTAAAAGTATTAGAACAAGAATACAAAATTATTGATAATAATCAAATTAAAGTAGTAAATTCAGATTATGTTGATTATAAAGAAAAAATATGTATCAAGCCATGGGGATATGAATTTTTAATATATGAAAGTCATAAACTTGGTATTTGGTATTTAAAAATAATGAAAGATCATGGAACATCACTGCATACTCATTTTAATAAAGATACATTAATAATTGTAATTGCTGGTACTGCAAAATTAACATTTATTAATAATGAAGTAATATCCCTAGAACCTATGAAGTCCGTATTTATTCCAAAAAACAAGTTTCATGCATTATCTTCTTTTTCGGATGAAGTATTTATCATGGAGATTGAAATTTTTAATAAAACTACTAACTTTTCTAATAAAAATGATCTACTAAGAATAGATGATAATTATAATAGAAAGAGAACTGGATATGAATCATCTGTAAGCCTATCGGATGATTTAACGAATTATGACTATTTTTATTTATCACAGCTTTTTTCGAAAAAAATTTTTAATACTAGTATTAAAGTAGAGCCATTTTCAACAAATATCCTAGAGAAATCTGGATACAATATTATAATTGATGGTGAATTATATTTGAATGGTAAATATTTAAAAGAAGGCACAATACTAGATAATATTAAAGAAACTGATTATATTATTAATAATAATTGCAGTATTTTATCAATAACAAATCTTTATGCGAATGAAGATTCCAAAATCATTTATTCAGTTGAGCATCTTGAAACGATAGTTAAAGATCTTAGAAGTAAAGAAAAGAAAATAATACTTACATCAGGATGTTTTGATATACTACATGTAGGACATGTTCATAATTTAAAGGAAGCTAAAAAACTTGGAGACTGTCTTATTGTATGTTTAAGTAATGATGAACAGATTAAAAAACTGAAAGGCAATGATCGTCCTATAAATAATTATACTGATCGTATTAATTTATTTAAGACATTGCCATACATTGACTATATTATTCTTTATAATGAAGAAAATATAGAAAAAGAGGAATCACTTGGAAAAATAATGAAAGTAGTTAATGCATTTTGCTGGGTAAAGGGTAGTGATTATAATTCATCAGCAATAATGGAGAAGCATCCATATTTAAATAATATTGTATTGATTGAAAATATTAAAAATAAAAGTACAACAGGTATCATAAATACGATACATAAAAAATAAAAATCAATGGTCTACTAATAGGATTTATGAGCCCCAGAGTATCAAACTATCTGATCTTAGACCAACGGGCATTTAAAAATGCCCGTTTGCCGACGGCCGCTGGGTATTTCTAAACAAGATTCAAGCCTATTTTGCCTTTGGCGAAATTTGCTTATTGCCGGTTTGAAATGCCCAGCGGTCTAATATAAAGAGTATATATATATATGTGATTATTATATGACTATCCTAATCACAGGTGCATCAGGGATACTGGGTAGATGCTTAGTAGATTTATGTTCAAGGTCTGGAATAAATTATATAACTACATATAACACAAGGAAAATTCAAAATTCATATAAAATAAATTATAATGATGATAATGATATTTATAAATTATTAAAAGAAAAAGAGATTACGATATGTATTAATTGTATCGTACAAAGACAGGTTGATATTTGTGAAACAAATTGGGATGAGACAAAAAAAACGAATATAGATATTGTTGATAATCTATCAAGAGTATGTGAAAAATTAGAAATATACTTAATTCATATTTCAACTGATTATGTATTTGATGGTCGTAATTCACCTTACTTTCCAAATAGTCATACTAATCCATTACAGAATTATGGCATATCTAAATTAATTTCTGAAAAAAGAATTATTTCAAATAGTAAAAACTATACAATTATTCGTGTTCCTGTACTATATAGTGATAATATAGAAAACCTATCTGAGAATGCGGTAACAATTATTGGGAAAAAGGTATTAAATTGTGTTGAAAATATAGATGAAGATGACTATTCAATTCGTCGTCCAGTATTTATTCCAGATTTGTGTGAATTTATTTTATCATTTGTAAAAACTCCTAAAATTGGCACTTTTCATTTCTATAACTATAAGGATATTACAACGAAATATAATACCGCAAAACTAATTGGGCAATATTTAGGCCTATCGATTGAGCATATTAAACCAATTAAGTATTTTCAAAATATGGCAAATCGACCATATGATACAGAAATGAAGGACAATCAATATGATATAACAAAATATAATATTACTACTCTAGAGGATGGTATTACAAAATGCTTTCAAAAATGGAAACATCCACTAATAACACAATCGACCTCTGAGGATAGTATATTTATAATGTTAGATCTAGATGGAACAATTTTAGATACTGATAAGATACATTATAAAGCATATATGAATACTTTTAAAGAATACAAAATTGACATATCTTGGAAGGATTTTGAATATTATATTAATTTTAAAAGTATTGATTTATTTATTGAAGAAAATAATTTACCTTTTGAAGATATTAAACGAAAAAAAATGAAATATATGTTAGAAAGCAATGATATAGAATTTATTGAAGGTGCTCAGGCAATTATAGAATTATTAGTTAAAAATAATATTAATTTTGTTATTGTAACAAATACTTCAAGAATAATTGTCGATCATTATATAAGAACACTACCATTTTTAAATAATATTAAAAATTGGATATGCAAAGAGGACTATAATAATCCAAAACCAAGTAATGAACCATATAGTGTTGCAGTAAAAAAATACTACAAAGGAGAAAAATATAAAATAGGATTTGAAAATACTATCAATGGGTATGAATCTATTCGAAATGAAGTAGATCATATTTATTTTATTACAAATAAAGATTCAATAACTTATAATAAAATAAAAAAAGAGGATATTATTCTAATACCTAATTTTTTGTCTTTTAGGTGAGGAAGTTCTAATAAATTATAGATAACATGTTCCAAGATATATTGCATAGTAAAAACTATATATAAGTTTTGGAATATTATGTTTAAAACAATGAGCATTACCGAGCCATATAGATATTGTTATAGTCGTAATAATATCATTAGTAAATATATTATCCATGATATGCATATCTGGTATAATTAAATTATCATGGTCAATATTAAGACTAATAATATTCATATTATCAAATATATCATAGCCACTAAGAGCAAATCTAATTTTAGCATAATCATATTCTGGAATACCATATAGGTCAAAATTACCAAAATATCCTCTTGGATCTATAAAAACTAAATCATTATTGTCAGGATTGTAGAGTATATTATTAAATTGACAGTCTCCATGAATAATAGATATATTATAGTCAGTTAATGAGTTAATATATTCTAATATATTACATTCTATTTTTGTCATGATTTCATCAAATGATTTTAAAATTATACCATTAACTTTTTTAATAAATGAATATTCATTAAGAATTGATATTATTTCATTATATCTGTTCATAATTTTATTCTTTATTTCTATAATTAAATTATTTCTAAAAGACTCTTTACTAATTTGTTTCTGTGTTGTTTGATGTAATATATTTAATTGATTATATATTGTTTTCAATATAGTCTGTTTTTTAGAATTGGAAAAAATTGGAAAATATTTATAAAGTGGAGCATATTCTTTAAGGTATTTCATTATATAAAATGTATCTCCAAATTCAAATATTAAAGGTATATTTAATACTATTTTATTATCAATAATATATTTAAAGAATTCAATTTCTTTTTTAATTTTAAAATGTCCATATTCATTCTTTGATTCTTTTTTAATTCTATTATCTATAATAAATAAATTATTGAATTGAGAACCATACCCTATTCTTTCTATTTCTTGTTTTTCCATTAACAATTAATAATGTCTTCGAGTTTTAAATAGGCATCTATATCATTCTCTGAATGAATATATCTAACTTTACTTTGAACTGTAGGAAAATCTTTTGTTATATTATTATAAAAAAAATCAGAGTGACCTAGATGTAATGTTATATTTGTTGTATTCGATAATATAGCATTGTTTAAGTAATAGAAACATGCACCTATATCAAAATGTATTGAGTAGTTACATTTTTCTGCAATTTTTTGTATTTTACAAATATTTTCACATGTTTTTGTTGGAATACAATTAAATTGTGTTTTACAATCAATTATATTGTTAATATTATTTATTTTTATCTCATTTGCTAAGTTATCAGATAGGTCTGCAATAAGAAATATAGTATTAGTGCATATTTTAGCAAGTCCTAAAATACACATATCATGATTATTAATACTTACTTTTTGACCAGAAAACGGCCGATAATTATAATATAATACTAATTGCTTAGTAGGATCACGATTATTATTCCACACTTCAAAATCATCTAGATTTACATATGGCAGCACTGGAATATATGTTTCAATTGTGAAATTATCAATACATAATGTTATATTGTATTTATGTTGAATATCAATTAATAATTTTTGAAAGGTATCAACATAATTCTTAATATTACACTCAATTTCGGAGTGGCTAGAGGATGGATGGTATTTAGATAGAGGAAGTATCCAAAGATTAATTGCAAGTATATTATTGTCTGTTAAAAAAAAACATTCATTACTTTTTTTTATGAAATAATTTATAGAATCCCCAATATCAATATGTAAATTAGGTATTTCACTAAATATAAAAGAATTGTATTTACAAAACATTGTAAATTCATATTGTTTATTATTTTTACAAATATTTCTTATAATAGACTGATTAAAGTATAAATCACCATTATGATTGTGATTAAATAAATATATTTTCATTTATAGTATAATATAATATAATCTTTATACTCATACTGACAATTTACAATACTATTCTAAAAGTCCTTCCGTACATGCTCCTTCAGTACCATCAAATTATCACACATTATTTTGAGGTCTGTTAAGCGATTGTGATTCTCGTACTCCTTCATCATAGTTTGAAGTGTCATATGGAGGTGATCAATGGACTTCTTGTAGGCAGCAACTTTGTAGTCATAGCCCTTCGCATCGGCTAATACCATCCATCCGAGCTTTTCAAAAGAAATCTTGTACCATTTCTTAAGTGCATGGAATGTAGCTTGGTATTTTGGTAAGCGCATTTTTCTGGTGGTTGAACGGGATGTCTTTCTACGCATAGTCTTGGCCATTATATATTATATGTATATAAAATCGAAACAATGGTTAATGAGCGCCTACAATCTCGGTCTGAGTGCCGAGAGGGATGTTAAAGAATCTAATATCAATCTCGGTCTGAGTGCCGAAATTGATAATTTCCGTTCTTCAACATCCTACAGGGATGTTAAAGAATCTAATATCAATCTCGGCTTAAGTGCCGAGATTGATAATTTCCGTTCACAATACTTTAAAAAAGTTATACAAGATGAAGAAAGGAAACACCGAGAACTAAAACATGCACAAACAAATTGCTTTCATCTCTACAAGATTTTTGAGTATGACCAGAATACAAACCAGATTTTGAAAACTTGTTCAAAATGCGGACACTCTTTACCACAGCCATTTTTCCCAACAAAATCAAAAAACTCATCTAACTCGAATTGTACAATTATATAGCCAATGCGTAAAATACATTTCTAAAAATTAAGTACGGTAAGTAAATGCTAGACTGGCTTTGGAGCTTGGTTGTATCACTTATATCCTGGGTAATGAGTTTCTTTACAAAGTCAAAGAGTGTTCATTTTGCAGATGAAACGGGTGCAAATGTAGCCACCGCTGGTGCAGAGAGTGCAGAGAATGCAGAGAGTGCAGAGAGTGCAGTCACGCCCCAATCAACCCAGTAAGCACCTAGCAATACTCTCAAAGATGGCAGGAATACCCGCATTTCCAATCTGCTGAATCGCATCATCAGAGTCAACTCCATGTATCCATGTATAATCGGCAGGAAATCCCTGAATCTGACTGAGTTCTCTAACTGTTAAACAGCGAAGCCACCAGCGCCCTTCGTCCTTATTGTATAGCCCAACAAATATTTTAGGGCTCTTAGCATAGGATGCCCCCAATAATCTGCAGGGTTTGTCAGGATTTATAAGTTGTGCCCCAAGCAGTTTGGAGTTAGTATTGCCAACAACAACAAGCTCAACCAATTTTGGATGGGGTATTCCTGTCGGATTTCTTTCGGTTGTCTCAATCCACATGTGCGCACCCACTTGAGGCAAATTATCTTCGTGAATCTCAATAGCACCTTTCAAGCATGTATCTAAGATCGGCCGAACAGCCTGGCAACTATCTGACAATGGTTTATTGAACCTAAAAGGTTGCATTGAATCTTTTACACCCACAATAATAAGAGATTTTCTATCTTGAGGTACACCATAATCGGTTGCTTTCAAAACCTTATATGTGATACTATACCCTATCTTCTTGAAGAGATTGCGTATAATATCAATTACAAATTCCATTCGTCCGCTTTCAGGATCTTTCCCTTTTCTCGCTACCAATCCTGGAACATTTTCACAGATAATATATGTCGGTCGTATTATATCCGTTGCACGAACAAATTGGTATATGAGCTCTCTACCTAAATCAGCCCGTTTTCTCCCTGCATTCGAAAAACCCTGGCAAGGGGGCGTTCCTACCAGTAAATGACAGGAACCCCTATAATATTCAAAAACCGAATCTGGAATTTTTAGAATATCAGCGGAGGCTGTATCTGGACTTGTTAAAAGTCGGCATCCAGGAAATTCTTTAAAATGGGTATTTATTGCGGACTTCTTGATTTCGGAGAAGGCAACTACTTGAAATCCAGCACGAGAAACACCAAGAGAAGCACCGCCAGCACCGCTGAAAAGAGAGATTGCATTCACATTCAATATCTTTTTCTGCGATGAAGGGGGCATTCTAAGTATTATACAGAATAATTGACTAAAAAATATTTTTATTTATTCTGTATCGGTGGTGGATGCACAGACTTGAAACAGTTTCTCCAGCATTTTTCGTTTTTCTTCTGCTTTTGCATTGACCAAACGGTCAATTGCAACGCACTCGTCTTTTTCGGCCTTCAAGCGCAAATGATACACCTTGACGACTTCGGTTTGACCCATTCGCACCGCTCTTGCAACGGCCTGATCCATGAGTGCAGATGTCCACCACGGACTGACGAAGATTACTCGGTCATACTCCTGCAGATTCAATCCAACTCCACCCGCCTGAAGCTGGAGTAACATAACCGTCTTCTCGGTTGTCTCCTTTGATCGAGCGAGTATCGCTGTTCGTTGCATCTGTGTCAATGACCCATTGTACATTAGAATGTTCTCATCTGCGATAAGCTCCTTCGATAATAGGTAGTCCCGAATCAAAACCATCTCGTCATTGAACTGGCAGAAGATGATGTATTTGTGGAGGCGACCATTATCATTCTCAATGATCTCTCCAATCTTCTCCAATTTCGTGGATGGTTGAACCCAATCGTCCCGTTTGTAGGATTGCGATTTACGACGCTTTGCATTGATATATACCTGGGGATGAACGGAGATCTGACGAAGTCTGAGTAGTAGCACAAATGCCTCTACACTACTGAGCCCCTCGAGCGAGTACTTCTCCGTCTCACCCTGAACACCAAAGTAGAATTCCTCTTCTGCCTCCGTCGTAAAAGGGAGCTCGAGCTCATGGACTTCAGGAATAGGCGGAGCACCCTTGATGACATTGCGGAGCGAGTTAAGAGAGCGATGGATGACAATGTTGGGGAGCAGTCGAATGTAGCGGGGTTCCCATCGCCAGAGTTTGGAGTGGGGTACACCGAGGAATGCCAGAAGGGATACAACATCCTTCAAGGAATTCACGAGGGGAGTACCCGTAACGACCCAACGAAGAGGGGCAACAATCTTGCGGGCTTCCTTAGCGATAAAGCCGTCGCCATTGCGAATCTTGTGCGCTTCGTCCAGTACCACACGATCCCATTCTCTCTGAAAGAGGCTCTTCTTGTGCGTGAGCTTCTCATAGTTGGTAATGTAGATTGCGGGGCGGTGCCTGATAAAGTAGCGAGGAATTGGCTCATCTACCTCATTCATAAATTCCCAGTCATTCTTTTGTACCTCATAGACAATGCATCCTGCCCGTCTGAGGACTTGCGACCAGGTGTCAATCATTGCTAGGGGTGCGAGAAGTAGAGTGCGACGGCAAGGATTGTTAACAATCACGGATGCGATTTGGATTGTCTTACCGAGCCCCATATCATCACATTGAAATCCGCCATGAATGCGGACTTCGGATGACCCATCCTTTGTAGGTACAAGGGTTCCGTTGATTTCCTTGTCGAGCATCCATTGGATTCCATCAAGTTGGTGCGGAAAATAGGTGAAGTTTGCCCAGAGGGGCTTTAGCGACGGTGCTATTGCCGTTGACATCTTGGATTAGCAACAAAAAAATAGTATCTTTGTATTTTCAATTTTTTCGAGCGCTATAGGCTTTATAACATGCTGGAAGTCTTAGACAAACTCGCATGCGGTATATACTGGGGTAAGCTCAGGATGCGCTAGGGCATGCTGGTGCGCTAGTTCATTGTCAAAGAAGATGGGCGAGTTCCTGTGTACGACCCCATAATTGCAGTACATATTCGGAGAAGTAAAGAACGCAATGGGTGTCTCTGCCCACGGAGACACGTTCGTTCCGCCATTCGGCTCAATAAACCGAGTGTGAATCTCACGGAGGTCGCCATAGTTCGTCTGGCTAGTCTCGTTGTTTGCTACATTCCTGCCGATATGTGCATCGACTCTTGCCATAAACTGAATGTACTGTTCCTCCTCCTGCGGGTGTACCCTACCACCAATGGGCTGATAGGAAGTGGGCGAATAGGCTCTATAGGAAAACTGGCCGTTCTGGAAGAAGATGAGAATGACAAGCGGAATGCGATTCTGGTAGGTATTGGACATTCTTGGAGTGTATCTGGTGGATTGTATCTCGTGGATTCTATAAGCTCACTAAAAAATATATTGAGATTATCGATTTCAATTTTTTCTTGCGCACTTTAAGCTCCAATTTGCCAGTAATCTAATCCGTGTGCTTCTATATTAATGAGGAGCTGAGTGTATCGACTCAGACTATCCATTAAAGATACGCTATCCGCTTTCGGTCTGTACGTCTCGCCAACGGGGTCGGTGAGTGAATAACAGTGGACAGTGTGAACTGATTCCAGCCCTTGTTCGGTGGTTGGAATCAGTTCGAATATTGTAAAGTGTGACCACCCAATACTAGCCCGAACACCTGCTGGGACAAATTGGGTGAAAGGTGTTTGGTGGACATAGCCAATCTTATTAATCCAGGTTTCCTTACTCAGCATATATCTAGCAAGTACTTCCCTCTCAAATGCATAATACCTTTCGCCTGACTTGAGGACAATGTGGTTAGGTGAAGCTTTGAGGAATTCATCTGCAGATACATCCTCGAATGTATAAATATTGAAAGCTTGGATGTTAGCGAAGGCTTGCATATTAGCGTCCATTCTGTGTCTTATCACAGCGTTCTCTATATAGATTCAATTTTCATGCGATAATTATAAAATGAGAAATGGTCGCTATACGGATATAATGAAAAAATCAGACTATTTGTATTTTTTTTGTTGTGATTTTTTTAGTGATTGTTGTATTGCTTTATTGTGTTATGTATTATTTTTTATGCTAATTGTATTGGTTTTAATTGTGGAGCTAGGAGACCCCTAGATGCTGTCGATGTTGATGGGGCTGTCGGATCTAGATGGATCTGTTGCGTCCTCGTCCGCATCCTCGGCCTTCTCCTCGTACTCAAAGATGTCATCTCCTTCGCAACTTTCGCCACCGAGCATCCAGGCAGGAATGATTGCGCTCTTGATGAGCTTTGACGCATCACGGGGAGCAAAGACAGCCATGATATCATAGACGGCCTTTGGCCCTGCCGCCCGAGACTCGTACTCTCGTACATTGAGGAGTACGACATCGTTCATGGCAACACGAACCATCTTGCCACGAACATGTGCAAGGTGCTCGCTCTTCTCGGGCGTCAAGATGAAGAACATCTTGTTGCCGAGTACCTTAGTCACCTTTCCATAGGTGCATGCACCGAGTTCTTCGGCAACAGCGGATAGGACTCGCCGTGTGTTCTTTGTGGTCTTGGCACGGGCTGAGCGTGACATGTTCTTGGCAGCGGAACGGGCAGTAAGACCTGGCATTTCTTGGAAATAGGCTTGGAATGCTTGGAATGCTTGAAAGGCTTGAAAGGAATTATAGAACAGAGCGACCACACCCATACTCAGAGCGCAATCTGCTTCAATTTTTTTCGGATATATGAAAATTTGAATATGAGATTCACCAAAGTCTGAATCAGCTAGAAAAGAAAATGAAGTGGTCTTTCAAGAACGAGAATCCCCTCCAAGCCTCCTCGGTAGTCCAGCTCGCTGATGGTGTATGTCTAGAAGTTCGTAGGGGTGAGAAGACGACCTGGAACGCAACAGAGGAAAGACAGCGATGGAATTCTCTGGATGAATGGAAAGCGCAGTTGCCTCCAGGCTCAGAGCCAACGGATACAACGGGTAAGACAAGTACAGAGGAAAACCCTGATGTAGTGTTGTACCTAAAAGCGTGGAAGCGTGGAACTTCGAGGAAGTTTGTCAGTAATCTATACAGGTCGAAAAGTCGGGCAGAGAAGATTCGTATAGTTGAGAGAAATTTTGCTAAATACAAGGAGAAAAGGAGGTATGCGATTATGTTACAGTACGCTAATTGTCAACCCGAAGAGTGTCAGTATCATCGAGTAGATAATATAAAACATCCAAGTGTGCGAGTACAGCTACCTGGTACGAATAAGTTTGTACCAGTGTACTACAATCAAAGGGTGGGAGTATTTGGCCTGGGGGGGAACTCATCGAAGTATGGAAAGTCGTTCGCAGAGCTAGGATTTGTTCAACCACTTACGTTCCTTGTTGGCCATAATAGCTCGTTTGAGCTTGTTCGACAGGATGAGTTGGTCTAAAAACATTATAATGCCAAAAAAATATAAATACAACTATTTTTAGTTCCAGGATACATCAAACACTTCCTTACTGGCAAACCACACAACTGCTTTGCGAAGATCATCGTGATCCTCCTCTGTCCAGTTCTGACCGTCCATTAGGATATCATCCTTGATGGTGTTCCATTTAGGAAAGAAATGGAGAAGAAGACCAGCGTTAATCGGCTGGTCGGATGTATAGCCATCGCATGCTTTTGCATAAACCGCCATATGTTTTCCCTCAATGTATATACAATGCCGAAAACACAAGGGTACAACAAACTCTTCAAAGTTAATCTTGTAGGTTTTTGATTCAGTGTCGTCAATCCAAAATAGCTGGCCTGTATCAGGACAAATTGGAAGAGTCAAGTGAAATTGAAGACTCCATATCATCTTGGAATTATGTGAAAAGGTAGCGCACCACTCAATCAGACATGCGGGTCTTCAATTTTTTCCAGACTAATAAAAACATTTTATGTTTTTATTTTGTGGATTTTTGTATTTTGTATTTTGTATTTTGTATTTCAGCAGTCAGTCTATGTGATTGATTAACCGAATACGACTAGGCCAGAAGGAAGGGGAGAACGGGTGCCTCGCCTTTGACTAGCGATGCACCGCATGCAGTCGGGTGTCCACGGAGAATCGTGCCCTGTGTGAGGTCAAATCCACGGGAGCGTGCCGAGTAGACGTAGACCTCCTTGGTCACTGCACCTGCACCCCGCCCGTGAATGAGCTTCTTGCGATAGTTGATGAAAGCGGTCACATCCGAGTTGTAGAGAAAGACAAGGTGTGCGGCCTCGGTCGTGTCCAAGGTCACGTTGGTGTTGTCGATGATGAACACCTTTGTGTTGAGCCAGGTACTAGGCAGGTTCCAGGCTGTGATGTAGGCTTCCGTGAGCACGTGAAACGACCCTGCAGTCAGAATGCCGAGGAGTGCTGCGTCCTTCTGGTCGAGAATCTCCTTGCCCTGCGAGACAGTCCCCATGTAGCCGATGCTGTTGCTCATGTTCAGGAGGAACGCTTCCGTCATCGCAATTGCTTCAGGAATCTTCTTCTGCACGGGCAGGTGTGAGATGACATTGAGAATCTCACGAATGCAACGATCCTGGTAGGTTGGGTTGTCCCAGCGGTCGATGCGGTCAATGTGCTCAAGCCAGAAGGGGACTTCTGCTCCAGGGTAGAACGCTCGGTAGGTCTGGAGCGCAGCGCATGCCGTGGTGTTGATAGGGCATGCATCTGCTGGCCAGTGCTCGACCGCAGATGCATGGTGATCAATACAGTTCACAGCGAGTGCCCCTGCCTTGAGCCATGCAGTGCGGTACTCTTCTGCCACGGAGACATCCAGTAGGAGAATGTGTGTGCCCGCCATTTGCTCCTTGCTCGGCCATGTATTAGGCTGGCTAGGTGCAATAGGGAACATCTTCGTGGTACCGTTCTGCGAAAGGACAGTGTTTGCGATGTATGCGGAAAACCATCCGTCAATACAGTTGCCGTGGAAAAGGATCGTATGCTTGGAAGACATTTCTTGGAGGGATGAAATCAAGATAAGAGAGACACACCCTAATAAAAATATAGTTGCTGGGTTCAATTTTTTTATGCTTTTTCTGCTTTTCTGCTTTTCTGTCTTTTTTTTTGTATTTTTTGTCTTTCTGCTTATCATCCGTTATCATAGTTTAGGCTGAGCATCTGTATTAATCCTATAGCCATTGCGAAGGCTTCCATTGAGAATGCCGACGAAGCCATCATGTCGGGGAATACGAGTCCCCTCGATAATCTCGTATACATTCCCATCCTCGATACAGTAGAGTTCGCCACTAATGTGGATGAAGCGGCGCCGTGGCTTCTTGGGTGCAGGTGGAGCTGATTGCTCATTTGCTTTCTTGGTCATGGAGCGAGTCTGAACGGGCATCTTATACTTGGAAGGAAGATTAGACAATCAGACTCGACCTCGATTAAAACTGTCATTGAATTTCAATTTTTTCCCGTCGTCTAACAAAAATTATTGTATTTTTTGTGTTTATTGTGTTTTCTTGTGTTTTTTGTTTTTTATTCAGTCCAGACTGTAGTATTTTGTGCTTATTACCACTCCTCGGTAACTAGGTGAGCCTTACTAGCTTTGTAAGCTAGTACTGCCTGACGATTCGCTTCGACTAAGCGGAAGAATGCAACCATCTGTCGGCCTTCGACTATGGCTTCACCCATGGTGATGTAGTTGTGAATGTTGGCAGCCTTGTTGCAATCGTCCTGCCACCTACGACTCAGCTGATCCCAGCCTGTATGAACCCTGTAGGGCTTGACATCGTGCCAGTGGTTGTGATCAATGCCGAACTCAAACTTCTTGGCTGGCTCGTGCTCATCGTCATCATCCTCCTCGTGGATGCGGTCATCGAGGCTACGAATCGGCATCCACTTTGCCCAGGTGAAGTCAAACTCGGAGGTTGGCATGCCGTCAATGCGATCATGGCTGAACATATCCTCATTGCCACCCTCGCAGCAGTGCCCGTGGGGGAGACGGACATAGACGTTCCACGTCCAAACTGGAGAGCGCCTCAGGACAATGTCGTAGCCACCGTCTTGTGCCTCAATGTACTCCTTGTTCGTGTTTGTGTCAAGATCCCAATCCCAAGGCCCAGGGGGAATGAGGTGCTGCTGCTCGCCCCGAGAGATACGCTTCTGCTCATGTTCTCGGCGTAGCTTCCGCTTCTCCCATGCTTCCTGCCAATGGATTGGATCTCCTAGAGCCCGTCTCTCGCACTCGAGATCGGCCACTTTGGCAAGGAGATTGTCCCGTGCAATCTCGGCATGTGCAAGGCACTCATGTGTCTGAGTAATTTGGCTGTTCATTCTTGGAATAGGCTTGGACTAGGCTTGGACTAGGCTTGGAAAGTTAGACGACTTGCGATACACATCCAATATTCAGCGGACAGTCTATTTCAATTTTTTCCATCCGATCTCTAACAAAAATGTATGGTTTCTTCTGGGGTTTGTGTGTTTTGTGCGTTTTTCTGTGTTTTTTTGCTTGTCTCATGCCCTAAGCGACATCCCCTCTACCAGACAAGGTTCAACAAGCGCATCTTTTCGAGATGGTCGAGGTCTGCAACAACGTCATCCCGCCACGCTTGAATAGCGGCCTCGTTGCCTTCAAGCGCTGTGGGAAACATGGTATCAAGCCGTCGCCATCCACCGACCAGTTCGAATGCTACTCTGGAATTGTTGTTGAGAAGAATACGCCACCCTTCGCCCATCTTCTTCACTGCAAATGTGTCATTCGCCAATGAAGTCATCCAGTCATACGCTTCGCTTCGCCCCATACAATTATTGTAGCCGAGCACCCACCCTGATTCAAGCTCACCTGATGTGCGCTTGACAACATAGGATTTGTACTTGTTGAGAGGAATAATATCACGGGTACGTACACAATCCTTCTCTGTGGGGGGTCGTGTGTAGTTCATTCTTGGATGATAAATACGCTTGGAATGGGAACGCAGTATTATCCATGCTCATGCATTGATTATCAATTTTTTCATAATGAAAAATATTGTGTTTATTGCGTTTTATTGTGTTTATTGTGTTTTATTGTGTTTATTGTGTTTTATTGTGTTTATTGCGTTTATTGCGTTTTATTGTGTGCTTCAAATCTTCTGAAAGATCTCAGAAACAAGCTGTACGTTCTGAGTTGCTAGGCGGAACATAGCGGGTGTACCGACCTCCTCGAGAAGATCAAGTACAGGTCTGCGGTCACCGAGCTCGAGGAAGCTGGAGATGTCGTCCATAAACCTGGACAGCGCATCTACATTCCCCTTGATAACCTTGTATCCCTCATTGCAGAACTTGCGGTACCGAATGAACATCATCAATTTCATTGCATAGTTAGCTACGGAGATGAGGTCGTTGCAGAACATAACCGCATCCTCCCGTGTGAGGATGTTCTTGGGTATCCAGGAAAGATGGTTCTTTCCTTCTTTTCCCACGAAATGGCCATGACTTAGGCTGGCACCAGGGAGCTCCTGGTCTTCAGGGAACTCCTGCAGAATTAGTTGGGGCACGTCAGAACGGAAACCGCATTCGCAGGTTTTGTCGACAGGAGCAGTGGGAGCAGTGGGAGCAGTAGGCACTGCCTTTGGCTGCGCCCATGCCTTTGGCTGCGCCCATGCCTTTGGCTGCGCCCATGCCCACTTCTCCTGCCTCTTAACCATAGAACGTGTCTGAACAGGCATCTTGGATTGGCTTGGAATAAGGCTTGGAACAAAGTGTTGCAAGGGATTATTCAAAGTGAGGACACAATCTATATCGTGGCAGTCTAAAATTTCAATTTTTTCAGGATTGTGGTCTAACAAAAATGTTTTTAGAACGTGTTTAAAATTTAGCGGCGCATCGAACGCCCGTATCTCGAGCGTCTGCACCTTCTCGACTTGCGGCTTCCACCCCTGCGACGAGTTCTATTGTGTTTTTTGCGGCGGGTTCCGCCAACCGTTGGCTCAACGGGATGTAGAAACTTGTCCCAATAGTCGTCCTCAATTAGTTTGTTTTGTAAATCTTTTTTTGGGGTATACCCGTTTTTTATCATGACTACAGCCAAAAAATCAAATGCATTTGTTGTTTTATCGTCATCTTTGTAACGCTTATCTGGATATTCATCGTAGTTAATTGATTTGTCTGGGGGTAATTCTCCCTGATAATGCTTTGATGTCTTCAGTTTTTCGCTAACTATTACAAGCGCAACAGCTAATCCAACCTTCAATTTATGGTTCAGCGCTGGTATCCAATTTTCTACAGCAAAATTTTTAGGGTTCACCGCCCTCTCCCCCTCTCGTGCCGCCTTCACCTCTGCCGCCTGCGCCGCTGCGTTATCAGTATATTTTAAATACCGGAGAACACTTGGATTTTTATTATACAAGTTATTTACAAATGGAAGTTCAGCAACAACCGCATCGTCTGGTGTGCTAGTATTAGTATTTAACGCTACAATAGCGTCTTCATTGGACTTTCCTTCATCCCTTAGTACCATGTATCTGCATGCGACAATTGTTGCGTTTTCATCAGCTTTCAGTGTATAACCTAATACATCCAACGACTGTATTAAATTATTGCCGAGAAAACCACTCCCATGAATGTAGAGACGTTGTGGTAACAAAAGTTTAAATCCCCCACCAGGTGAAAATGTTTGAGAGAGCCTGACATCTGGGAAACAGGTTAATTTAATTGGATAATACTCCATAATTTTATTCGTCACAAGAGGTCTATCTGGAATAATTTGTAGTAGTTGGCTATATTTTAGCTGTCGATTCGACAGATTTGAATCAATTTTTACAAATTTACCTTTGGATGCTTCCTGCAAATCTTTATCACTCGATAATATGTTGTAGTCTCCTTGCAAATAAATTTTTTTGCGACCTTCAACTTTACTAAATTCGGCTAGCATGAGATTCTTAAGGTTAAGATCTCCTCTTGCCGGTATTATGAGCTT